AGGTTCAGTTTCTTTTAACTTATCAGGTGGTAACATACCAGGTGCAAACACAAACTCAGTGACTAATACTCCATTTAATAACAGTGCTGACTATTCACCACTTATCATGCTTTACGAAGGAGAAGGCACTGATGCTTTTGGTAATAACTATCCAGGTGCACAAAATGGATTCTTTTTAGTTCAAACTATTGCAGGAGGACAAGGTGGATCACCAAACGTTCCAAGAACAGATGGTAATCCAGGTTACTTATTCTTCTACGAGAAAAATGGAGGTGGATTCTAATGGCACACATTATCTGGAACGCAGCAGGATATCATATTGGTTTATCAGCTAATGATACTGATAAAGATTATTTTTTATCCCATGAACCAACTGCAACAACAACGAGTATATCAGAAGCTGATTTCTTATCTTTAGCTAGAAAAGAAAAACAATTAATTGCAGCTGATCATTCAAAAGATAATACTGACGAAACAAGATATGAATGCACAAAAGACAATCATGAAATAACTGATTGGGATTGTGGAGGAAGAATACCTAACGCAAATTATTTCAAAGAAATTTTACAAGGTATTATTACTCAAGGTGAGAATCATTTAGCTTTCCACAATGAAGATAAAGATTCTGCTTTCAACGCTAAGGTGCAATCTCATGTAGATAATTGCAAAACAGTTCTAAGTGAAATAGATGGCGGATCTTGGACTGAACCATCTTGGCCAACTGATTCAGTATACAAATATGTTGAAGGTAGATTTGGTTCTGCATTAAGTGATTGGGAAATCCCAGTTTAATTGACTTCTTAAGATAATTCAAATAGAACATCTTGTATGTTCGAGAACAAAATAAAATTTCTTTGTTTAAAAGAATATCTTGAATTTGCTGATCATAAACCTGAGCCAGTTTCTTTAAACTTACCTGAGTGGTATAAAAAACTAGAGCATACTTTTAAAAACATGACAGTAAAAGGTTGCTTACCTTTTATGGATACTCTTACAACTGGTTATTTGATGAGAGCAAGTCAAGATTTCTATGTAGATTTACAACATAATCCTGAAGCAAAAACAGATGAGGATAAGTGGCATATGAGATGTGCACCTGCATTTGCAGTAGCATCTCCATCACTAAAAGCTAATGCTGAATATTTAGGTTTAGATATATCTGGAAGCACACATCATTATAAACAATTGCAAGGATCGAAATTTATTGAAAGAAATTTAGCACCTCATTTTATAAAGTTTGATAACCCCTGGTACATTGAAACACCTCCAGGATATTCTTGTTTATTTACACCTCCATTAAATAATGGTGATGATAGGTTTGAATGCTTAGCAGGTATAGTAGACACTGATACTCATTATATGAGAGTAAATTTTCCTGCTGTATTCAACGGTTGGAAATATAAAAACGGGTATAAAGGCACTATTAAAAAAGGTACACCTCTGGTGCAAGTCATACCATTTAAAAGAGAAAGCTGGAAAATGGAAATAGGAACTGTCGATAAAAAAGAAGTAGATAAAAGAGGATTTAAAATGACAGTATCAAGATTTAAATATATAAGATCCGTATGGCACAAGAAGATAACAAGATAATTTTTGATAAAGAACAAGATAAAATAGGTAAGTGGATTAAAGTCTATGATAACTTTATGCCTATGGAAAAACTATCAAAGCTTTTACAGTTTTGTAATTCAGATGTTTGTAAAGAACATTGGATAGCTGGTAAGGTTGGTGACAGAGGAGATGGTGGTAAAGTTAAAAAAGAAACAAGAGTGGTAGATTGTTTAGGTTTAAGCAACATAGCAAAATCTTATACTGCAGTTCACTTTGCTTGGTACATGAAAAGTGTTGTTACAAATTTGATTAGTCAATATGTAAAAGATACAAATGCTCAAATATTTGATTTTAGAGTTCATGATATAGAAGTATTGAGATATACTGAGGGTGGTAAGTATGAACCACACATTGATGCAAGTTTAACTTACCCGAGAAGAGTGAGCATGATTATGCTATTGAACAATGATTACGAGGGTGGAGAATTATTTTTTCCTGGTATTGGGGAAATAAAAGTTGCGCCAAACAGAGCTATTGTATGGCCAAGTAATTATGTTTATGTTCATGGAGTAAAACCAGTAACAAAAGGAACAAGGTATAGTATAGTATCATGGCTACTTTAAAAGAACCAAAAATTATAAAAGATTTTATTACACCAGAAGAGGCAAATTTTTATTTGTGCTATACACAAATGATGCATAGAAATAGTGGTGCTAGTGCTGCCACCATGCCAGAGGCACCTAACAATGATGCTTGTTATTATTCAGATGCAATGACTGAAACTCTCATGTTAACTAAACAGAAAAGAATGGAACAAGAGTTAGGCATAAATTTATATCCAACTTATACATATTGGAGAATGTATACCTTTGGATCAGAATTAAACAAACATACAGATAGGCAATCTTGTGAAGTATCAGTAACTTTACACCTTGGTTCAGATGGCACTCCTTGGCCTATTTGCTTTAATGATCAATGTTATGAATTGAAGCCAGGTGAGGCAGCTATTTACAAAGGAATAGAATGGCCACATTACAGAAAAGATCCATATAAAGGTGACTATTATAGTCAGGTATTCATGCATTACGTTCATGCTGATGGTGTACATCAAGCCTACAAATTCGATGGTAGGCCTATGGTAGGTTTAAAGAAATAAGCCTTTATGCTATAATAAAGCATGCCTTTAACAAATGTACAGATTAGACCAGGATTTAATAAACAAGTAACTCAAGCAGGCGCAGAAGGTCAATGGACTGACGGTGACTTTGTAAGATTTAGATATGGGTTGCCTGAAAAAATAGGTGGCTGGGAACAGATTCTTAATAAAACTTTGGTGGGTGCAGTAAGGGAACAATTAGTTTGGGCAGACTTACTTGGTAGAAAGTATGCTGCACTTGGTTCTAACAAAGCTTTGTTTATTTATTTTGAAGGAGCTTTCTACGATATTACTCCATTAGATACAGCTTTGACTGGAGCCACATTCACTACAGTAAGTGGATCGCCAACGGTTACCGTAAACAAATCTGGACATGAATTTTCTAATGGTGATTTATTTACGTTTACATCAGTGACACCACCAGTAGGTGCAGGTTATGTTGCAAGTGATTTTACAACAAATACTTTTGAAGTAGTAAACAGAGTAGATGCAGACAGCTTTACAATCACCATGGCTGCAAACGCAGGAACTTCTGTTTCTAACAGTGGGTCTGCAACCATCAACCCGTATGTTGAAGTTGGTCCACTAAACCAAACAGGAGGTTATGGATGGGGAACGGCAGCATGGGGTGGAGCATCAGGAACTGTGTCTACACTTAACGGAGCTTTACTTAACGATTCTGCAGGAACAGGCGGATCTGGAACGTCAATTACGTTGTCATCAACTGCAGGATTTCCAACCTCTGGTACTATCAAAGTTGGAGCTGAATTTATTTCATACACCGGAACATCTAGTAATGATCTAACTGGAATTACAAGAAATGTAGCTGGAACACAATCTGCACATTCTGATGGTGCAGGAGTAGAATTCTTTATAGCATGGGGTCAAGCTAGTTTATCTACAACCGTAATTCTTGATCCTGCTTCTTGGTCACTAGACCACTTTGGACAAGTTCTTATAGCAACAGTTAAAAATGGTAAAACATATAATTGGGATCCTTCTGCTTCAAACGCATTGAACACAAGAGCAACAGCAGTGACAGGAGCTCCTACCAAATCTGTTATGTCAATTGTATCGGAAAGAGACAGACACCTTATAATTTTAGGAACAGAAACAACTGTTGGTAATGCAGCAACCCAAGATAAAATGTTTATTAGATTTTCTGATCAAGAAAATACAGGAACTTATGCACCTACATCTACAAACACTGCTGGTACTTTTAGACTAGACTCTGGTGTAAAAATTGTAGGAGCTGTAAGAGCAAAAGATTATATTCTAATTCTCACTGACACCTCAGCTTATGTAATGCAATTCGTTGGTCCACCTTTTACTTTCAGTATAAGACAAGTTGGATCTAACTGTGGTCTTATTGGTCAGCATGCATTACGATATGTTAATGGTGCTGTCTGGTGGATGGGTCAAGCAGGTGGTTTCTTTGTTTACGATGGTACAGTTAAAAACGTTCCTTGTTTAGTTGAGGACTTTGTATTCACAAGTAAAGGAACTAATCTTGGTCTTAACTACAATGCAGGTGAACAAATCTATGCAGGTCTAAATCATTTATACGAAGAGATAAGTTGGTTTTATTGTAAAGATGGCTCAGAGCAAATTGACAGAGTTGTAACTTACAATTATGCAGAAGGTCTGTGGACTACAGGGTCATTGTCAAGAACATCGTGGCATGACTCAACTTTGTTTGACGAACCATATGCAACAGAATACTCTTCTACTGCAACACCTAGTTTTCCTATCATACAAGGTGTAACCGCACAGAATGGTGCTACCACGTATTATGAGCATGAGGTAGGAAACAATCAAGTCGATTCATCAGGTAATAAGACAGCCATACCTGCATTTATTCAATCAGGAGATTTTGACTTAGACATAGAAGGTAATGGCCAGTTTTTTATGTCTATAAGAAGATTTGTACCTGACTTCAAATTGATCACAGGAGATGCACAAGTAACAATAAATTTGAGAAACTTCCCATCTAATTCAGCTGCGTCCTCACCTTTAGGTCCATTTACAGTGAATAGTTCTACATCTAAGATAGATACAAGGGCTCGATCAAGATTTGCAAACCTTAAGATAGCTAATCTTTCAACAGATCAAAACTGGAGATACGGCACATTCAGAGCTGATATACAACCAGATGGAATGAGGGGCTAATGGCTAAAATTAATATTATTATACCTGAACCAAGAAGTGAGTATGATGAAGAAAACCAAAGACAAATATCACAAGCTTTAAGAACAACACAGGATCAACTTAATACAAACTTTCAACAAGATCTTAAGAACGAACAGGATGCATTTAATTATTTCTTATCATGACAATACGATATAAAAACCAAGGATATAAACAAACTGGGACTGGTAAAACAACAGTATTCACATGTCCTACTGATGCAACAGTAATAGTAAAAAGTATTTATTGTGCAAACAACGATGCGTCATCAGCAATTTTAGTAAACATGAATCTAGTAGACTCATCTGATTCAAGCACAGAGTATGAATTTTTTAGAGATGATGTTGCTGCCAAATCACAAGTCAATGCTTCTCCACAAGGTTTAAACTTAGAGGCAGGAGATTCAATAACGGTACAAGCAGCTACAGGTAGTAGCAAAATACAAGGTGCAATAAGTTATGCACTGATAGATAGATCACAAGAAAATGGCTAGAGTTAAATTTGTAAACTTTACACCAAGGCCAAAACCACCTAAACGTCCAGGACGCCATAAGAAAAGACTTAACAAAAGTGAGAAACGGAGCTATAAGAAGTACAACTCTCAGGGACGTTAGTGATTCAAAATATATTCAATACACCAATCTATTTAAGTAAGTTAGAAGAACCAGTGCTGAACAGGTCTGTAATGACCATGATGAATGATTGTATTCATACAAAAAACTTTAGAGTAGAAAGTAATTATGGTGGATTACAAACTAATAAGTACGATGCAAAAACTAATGAAAAATTAGCAGTCAAAATATTAGAAGAGACCACAAAGTATGTCGAGTCTTTGCAAAGAAAAAAACAATTTAAAATTACACTTAACGGATTTTGGATTAATATAAATATGAAGAATCATTTTAATATAGAACATATGCATTATAATTATCAAAACAAATTTTCTGGCATATGGTATGTTCAATGTGGTGAAGGATCAGGCAATCTTGTCTTCAAGGGACGTGATGATTTTGTGGCAGTAAGCCAACTAGATCAATATTTTGAAGATAAATTTTCTAATGAATATGAGATACAACCAAAGCCTAATGATTTTATTTTATTCCCATCTTATTTAAAACATTGGGTCAAACCCAATTTAACTGATACTCCTAGAGTATCTGTGGCTTTTGATATAGGTTTTATAGACGTATGAAAATAATTGATAACTTTTTAACTGATGAAGAATTCAAACCCATAGCAGAAACTTTTTTAGGGGAAGAATTCCCATGGTTCTATAATGATGCAATATCTGAACGTGGTGATGACAGGTTTCAATTCATACATGGGTTGTACAAAGACTGTACGTTTGTTTCTAATTTTGCACCACTCATGTTTCCAATACTTAACAAACTTAATATGTTTATGTTGAAAAGAATAAAAGCAAATCTTATCACAAGAACAGAAAGACAACTAAAGTCCGTACCACATATAGATTACAAAAATATAAAGACAGCTATATTCTACGTGAACACGAACAACGGATACACACAATTCGACAATAAAACTGTGCCTTCAGTTGCTAATAGAATTGTTATATTTGATAGCAATCTGAAACACTCATCTGTATCTCAAACAAATACAAAACAAAGGGTGGTGATTAATTTCAATTATGTTACACAGGAGGATAATGAAAATAAAAGGTGATGATACAAGTATTTACTTTGCTTTTAGTGATGAAGAGATTGCAAAGATAAATAAGGTTGGTTTTATACAAATAGAGAATGCTAATAGAAAACATTTTTTAAATATAATGATGGGTCTTTGTGTAGAGCTAAATAGGGCAACAGATGAAGAATTTGCTAATTTACTTTCTAGAGGAGATACTGTAGAAGATAAAGATAGTAAAAATAAAGAAAATAAATTAACACGTGTTAAACCAGAAAACATAACGGAGGAACAATGGCAGAATTACCTAGAATTCCTGCAGAAGCAAAAGAAATCATAAAACATAAAAGGACGGGAGCTGTATATGCTGATAAAGCTGCTTTTGATGCTGATGTTGCTGATCCCAATACTGATACTACTGAAGATGATTTTAGACAGGACTTGGAAATAACTGTAGCTAAACTGACCATTCAAGGCAAAACCAAAGAATGAAACCTAGAGGCGCAACTGAACTACAGTTGGAGATGTTACATAAACATGTTCCTAAGGACGTGTTAGATCAAGTACAAATATGTACATCAATACCAGGTAAAGTTCCTATAGATCCAAATAAACTAAATATACTTTGGCAAAAGAATTCTTATGATCAGCCAAATCTTCAAGATTTTTTTAGTAACAAAGCAAGGCATAATGATTATGACTGGTATGTATTTAATAGTCATTGGTGCTATGAGAAGTTTAGATATTTTTTTGACATACCACCACAGAAATCTGTTGTAATTAAAAATGGATGTACGAGTTTTCCAAAAAGAAAGATTTATAAAAAAGGCGATCCTATAAAAATACTTCATCACAATACACCTTGGAGAGGTTTAAATGTAGTGCTAAGAGCAATGCAGGAGATAACAGATCCCAATATTACATTAGATGTTTACAGTTCTACACAAGTATATGGTGATTCTTTCAAACACAATAATGATGATCAATTCAAACCATTGTATGCACAAGCAGAAAAACTACCTAATGTAAATTACATTGGTTACAAACCAAACGAATACATATTGGAACATATGACTGATTATGATTTGTATGTTTATCCAAGTATATTTGAGGAAACCTTTTGTGCGTCTGCTCTTGAGGCTTTGTCAGCAGGAGTACATGTTATTACCAATAACTATGGTGCATTGTATGAAACATGTGCTGAATGGCCAGTATATGTAAACTACTCAGATAATTACATTCAAATGGCCAAAGATACTGCAGTAGCTATTAAAGTAGCATCACAATATTTACATGAAGATCACATACAAGAACATTTAGAAGAACAACAAAAATTTTATAAAAGGTTTTATAATTGGCAAAAGAAGGGTGCAGAGTGGGAGAGTTTCTTGAGAGGAGCACTTAGTGAGCATAAAGCCTAGACCAAAAATTCCTGATCAAGTTAAAGCTTTAGCACCACTTTGGAAAACGGACACCGAACAAATCAAACTTAAATTAAACAAAGCACCATATTCAGTATTTGTTGCTACACCTGTTCATGACCAATGTTCTATTCATTACACACAGGGACTATTAGAATTTCAACAACTTTGTATTAAGAGAAATGTAGATGTAACTTTTGCAATCATGAAATCATCATTAGTTACACAGGGTAGAAATCTTTGCGTGTCAAACTTTTTAGAATCAGATTATACACATATGTTATTTGTAGACTCTGATATATTATTCAATGCAGAAACAATTTTTAAAATGATCTCAAGAGATAAAGATATCATATCGGTGCCTTATCCTTTGAAGACCTTAGCTCACAATAAAGT